TCTGAGAAGGTGTAGTCGATGTCGGCGACGTATCCGGTGAACGCTGCCGGCGGGCCGTGCGTCCAAGTCGGTGCGCCTCCACCGGTCACGTCGGCGTACAGTTGAACCTCGACACCGAGAAACCGGGCGTTTGAGTAGGTGCCGCCGGCGTCAGGCGTGTAGGCGCTGTCGGTGTTGTCGAGCTCGAGCGTCATGGTGCCGCCCGAATAGGTCAGGGCGTCGCCTCGTTTGCCGTAGGACACCGACGCGCCGAGGACGTCACCGATCGGCACAGCGGCAGGGTTTGCGCCGCCGTCTTTGTCGACCGGCTGAAAGTCAAGCGCCCACGCCCAGGTCGCCATTACAGCTGCCCGGTCAGGATCGGGACCGTACCGCCATGCGCCCGTGCATACCTTTGGAGCGCTGCCACCACGTCGGCACCATCGGAACCGGGCGGCATGTTCACCGTCACGTTCATGCCGCCACCCATACCGCCGGCACGGTCCAACGGCACGACCGCTTCGGGGCCAGCTTCGCCGATTAGCGCCAGCGTTGGGCCTGTCACGATACCGCCCTCGGCCAGACCAGGAATGTTGCTAAGTAGCCCGCGTGCGCCACCGATTGCACCGCCGATAACTGAACCACCCGGAATCAGCGACTCAAGGGCCGACATGATTTTGCCTGGTGCCGCTTTGATGCCCGCAACGATGCCGTCAACGATTGCTTTGCCAAAGTCAACAAACGCATTAAACACCATTCTGACGCCATCAGTCACGACCCAGTGCGTCATGTCGCCAACCAACTCGCCAAGTGCAGCAAGCAGACCAGGCGTCACGTCAGCGACCCATCCAACAAATGCTTCGACCCACGAACGCAGATCGCGCAACAGATTTGGCAGCCCAGTCGTGACAATCCATGCGCCGATGGCTGCGACGAGCTCGGCAAGCTTGAGCAGCAGCGGCGGGATAAGCGGCACGACCCATTCAATAAATGCTGCAGCCCACTCGCCCAGTTTGGTGACGATCGTGTTGAGACCTTCGGACGAGAACCAGTTGGCTACGTCAGCAATAAGCGCGCCGAGCTTGTCGAGTAGTGGCGGCACGACTTCGACTGCCCAGTCGACGAGGGCTTTGGCCCATTGCTCGAGACGCTTGACAATGACAGGCAGCGCGTCGTTGACGAACCAGCGGGCAATGCTGACAAGCAAATCGCCGAGGGCAGCAAGAAACGGTGGCCCGACTCGTTGCACCCACGCCAAGAAACCTTGTGCCCATGTTTCAAGCTGTTCTTTGATTTGCGGCCATGCTTCCTTGAAACGTTCGGCGAGGGTACTAATGACGCCGCCCAGGCCCTGCTCGTCGAACACGTCGATGAGCTCAACAGCGATTTCTGCGCCCTGAGCAAACACAGGTAGCAGTTTGCGCGCCATCGTTTCTTGGACTTCGCCGACCGCTGCTCGTAGTCGATTTTGAGCGGCTGTTAGATCGTTGCCGCCGGCGGCGTAGGCCGCTTGAGCGTCGGTGGACTTTTCGAGGATCAGTTCCTGCGTAGCAAGCGCTTTGTCCATCGCAGTGATCGCGTCTCGCCCGTCGGCCATTGCGATCGTCATTGCCCGCTGGTCGACCTCGGCCTGGTTGATCGAAATGCCAAGCGACTTCAAGCTTTCGCGTTCGCCAAGCAGCGCTTTCTGTAGGATTTCCGCGGTTTCTTCGACTGAGCGTTGCCCGCCCGACCACTCGGACAGCGCACCGGACAGGCCAACGATCTCGGTCGACATGTTCGCGGCTTCGTCGGCTGTGAAACCCATCGGTTTCAGCAGATCGCCAGCGTTCGCAGCGAGCCCGGCGGCTTGCGTAGCCGTCAAGCCCATGCGGGCGGCGACCTCGTCGGCCCAGCCCGTGACCTGCTCAAGCGACTGACCCGAGAACACGGTGCCGATCTTCTGGTCAAGTCCCAGCAGTTCCTCGCCTAAATCGAAAAGCTGTTTGCCGCCGACAACAGCGAGGCCACCAGCGGCGACCGTCATTAGCCCGAAGCCTTTGATGACGTTGGTCGAAACGGTCCCTATTTTGCTGCCGAGCGTGCCGAGCTTGTCGTTGGCTTCGCCGACGGCTTTCTTGAACTTGCGAGCGTCGCCCAGGATCGCGACGTTGATAACGCTAGTGCCGGCAGCCATGTCGTGATCCTAAAACACTTTGCGAATGATGCTGTCGATCTCGTCGTTGTAACGGTCGATCACTTCCTGGCGGCGATCATCGAGCGCTTCATACAAGAAGGGCTGCGGCTTGATGCCGCGCCTGCCCCAGCCGAAGTGAATCGGGGCGGCGTAGGGAACCGATGTCGGGCCGCTTTTGCGGTTGTTGCCGGCCCGAACTCGAGCAGCTGTTTGGGTGCCTGATCCTCGGATAGAGTTGCGGAGCCGGCCGCTACGCACCGGCACTTTCGTTTTGGCTGTGCCTGCAACGTCGTCGGCGATGTATCGGTGCAGTTCTTTGAGTTCCGACATGTCGTTGCCGGCTTTGCGGAAGTCGCGCCGCAGCTCGCGCAGTCCTCGCACTTCGACGAGGCTGCCTGCTTGCATGGAGGCGTGACGGTTGCCGCCGCCTCGGTCAGACACCTTTGAGCCTCGGTACTCGCCAAGGTCGTAGCTAAATGTCTGAACGGCCATCGTCAGCGCCTCCGTGCTGCTTTCTCACGCTCTCGTGCTTGTTCGGCCAGTATGGCCCGGAATGCCCGTATGACCTTCGGAGAGGCCGCCTCAAGCTCGCTGATCGGCTGCCCGGTGGCGAGCGCCAACGCTGCTAGCTGATAGGCGGCCCCTCGTCGGCTAAAGGGCGGTCATTGTCTGTCTCAAAGTTCATGTCGGCGAGCTGCGACCGGAACTTGTCGAACGGCGGCACAGTGAGGCCGTCGGCTCGTCGGCATTCCCACGCCAGCCAGCACAAATGCTCGAGTTTCATGCGCTGCAGCGCCTCGATGCCGGAGTCGAGCTTGAAGTGAAGCTCCATCCGCAGCACGGTGCCCATGTTGGGGGTGCTGCGGATGGGTTCATCCTCGCCTTCCAGTCTTGTCGTTATTGACAGGTCGAGCATGATGCTCTCTTTCTGTTATGAGGTAGCGGTAGTAACCGCTCCGCTCATCGGCCAGGTGACCGAGATGGTGGCGAGGTCAGCGACGCCGCCGTCAATAAACGGCACCTCGGTGACGAGGCAGCTGACCGACTTCTTCGGGTTCGTGGCGGCCACAGCGTCCGAGGTCGGGGTTACTTCGACGGTGGTGACCGTGCCGAGCAGCGTGTCGAGGGTGGCGTACACCTCGGACGCAGCGAAGTCCTGGAGGAACTCAATGGCGACGCTGCCGTCTTGAAGGCCACCGATGCGGGTGATGTTGGCATCGCCCATAGCAGTCGTGTCGAGCTCAGCGGCTGTAGAACTGAACGAGACGCTGGTGATGTGATCTGTCAGGTCGACCGAGTTGATGGTGACTGTGACGGTGTTCTGGTTGAATACGGCCATCAGTCGGCCTCACTTTCTGGGTCTGCCTTGCGGCTTTTCTTGGGTTCATCGGCGGACAAGTGCCCGCCGGCGATCAGTGCGGGCACGTTTGCGCCCTCGAGGTCGTCATCGGTGACGGTGTCGCCCTGGGCGTGCCCGGCGAGCCGATCCGATTTCACGGTGTATTTCATCTGGCGTGGACCTCCACGAGGAATCGTGCGCCGATGTAGGCGCTGTCAGCCCACTCTACTATCCCGTAGTCGGTGGCCTGTGTGACCTGACAGGTCAGCGCTGCGCCGTCGAGGGTGGTGTCGGCTTCGATCGCTGCCGGCACAGAACCGGTGCCCGAGATGAGGGCGTCTAGGGCGTTTTGGGAGTATTCCTCGGCCATGTTCTGCAACATGACAACAATCTCAAACCGGAACGCTGTAAGGCTGCCAGCGGTGCCCGTCATCGATTCGTGGTAGGTGGCGATCGGGCGAGCCGGTACGACAACAGCCGACGGGACCGTTACCGAACCGGGCACCGTGTCGTAGACGGTGAGGAACGGTGTAGCGGTGACGGCCTCGAGGCGTGTCGCCAGGCCGCTTTTGATCGCGCCGTAGTCGGCCACTATGCAACACCGATGCGTTTGTGAGGCTGCAGCAAGGCGGCCACGTCCGGGTCGGTGCGCGAGATGCGGGCGATGCCGTAATCAGCGAAACCGGTGACGATGCCGAGCGGCGACGCCTTGCGCTGATACAGGCGGGCGGCGAGGATCAGCGCCGCTTGTTGGATGCCGTACGGCACGCCGGTGCTGATCTGATCGCCCCACGCTGCGGTCACCTCGACGCCTGGGCGTTGGCTGTCGTACCTCGGCCAGTCGCCGGACACGTTCAGCAGCGCGTTGTACGGCGCAGCGTTAAACGGTTGCACCAGGAAATCGGTCGTGATCGTCAACGTCGTGTCATAGGTGCCGTCGTTGTTGGTGTCGGTTTTCACGACAAGGCCGGTCGTGGTGTTGAACCGGTCGACGAGCAGCAGCTCGGGGTCGCCAGCGAGAAAGACGCGTGCCTCGGATACCGTCTCGAACGTTTCGTTGCAGTAGCCGTCGACGAGCTCCTGGG